TACATGATTTTCCCATATTGTATCTTTAATTATTTCGCCAAGTCTGTCCACGACATCTTGCAAATTTTGTTCTGTCATTTTATCTCCTTTTATTTACATTACTATAATAATAGTAGAGTGCTTTTTGCCAAATTTTTTCTGCAAAAATCTCTAATAAAAAATAAAGCACGAACCAAGGGGTGAATGTTCGTGCTTTGAGGGGTAATTATTAATTACAGCAAATTGTCTTTATCGTGTTCTGGGATTTCTACCCAATTTTCCATATTTTCCATTGCCTTTGCATAAACTTCAAAGCAATGTTTTACGTCATCTTCTCCAACATACATGTGAGTGTTAAGTATAACAACATAAGTCTTTTTACCCGGCTCTTTGTAAAGAGTTGTTTCCGGGTCGAAATTCACGACATGAGAGAAAATTACATTCTCATCAACACCTCTACTTAAATAAGAATGCTCCTCAAAATTCTTGTCATTATTAATCTCATCTTCTGCCTTAAATACAATCAAAATAAGATTTTTGTCGTTCGCATCCTTATCCTCACTCAATTGTACCGTTGCATTCAAACCATAATTTTCATTAATCATGTAATCCTCCGTTTTTACTTTTCAGAACTAACAATATAGGATAGTGTAAATTTGTCAAATTATTTTTATTTATTTTTAGCTACGCAGTAATTGCACAATCGAGCAAGTTACATCAATAACTGTATTTTGCGTTGGATTAGCCGTTCTTATTTTAAATTCGTCATATTGCTCTTCACTCATAAGTAGTACGGTAAAACTGCTATTTACAAAGGTAAACTTTACCTTGATTGAGCCGTTATTTCTTTCTACAATTTGTTCATCAATTACATTATCATAATTGATTCGTCTCTCTCCATTAATGTTTATTATCATCTTGATAACCTCCAAGTTTTGTTTTTCTTCTGTTTGGTAATTCTCATATTAATTCTCAATCAAAAAATGTCTCGCCATTTATTGGTTTCGGTTGCCCGCCCAGTCTAATTCCGCCTCGATAAATCAACAAAACGTATCTTCAACTAGGCTTTTTTTTGTAAGTTAATCTGCATATTGCTCTCCATTATCATTTTTTATTTTTTTCATTCTTTCAATCGCATTATCATAATGCTCTTTTAATAACTCACTACCAATGTAATTGCAATCATTTTTAATACAACTTAATTGTGTAGTTCCAATACCAGTAAAAGGATCGTATATTAAACTTCCCTTTGCGAAATAAATATTTATAAGTTGATTCACTAAATCTTGTGAATATGATGCTTTCAAATTACATTTATAACCATCATTATTTTTAGCTTCAATGTAATTTGTATAATTTTTATAAAATTTTTGTCCAGTTCTTTTGTTTATCTTACTTATCTTCTTGTTTGTTTTGAATTTATGTAAATTTTCTTTCTTAACAAAAATGTATATTAACTCTGTAATTCTGCTTAATTTGGTCGGAGATGTTTGAAATGGCATTGCCGTATTTTTCTTCCAACAAATAATATCAGCAACAGTTAGATCGGTCTCTTCATGAATTCTTGAAACTAATAGAGTTGGTAAAATTGGGTTTTCTTTCGCATAAGATATGTTATAACAAATTACACCTCTGTCTTTTATTATTCTTGAAAACTCTTTGAACTCATTAACTCTAATTTTTAAATAATCATCCTCGCTTAACTTATCGAGCTCAGAGTAACCATTGTTATAATAACAATCACTTCTCTCCGTATTAATATTGTATGGAGGCGATGTAATTATGCCATCAATAGCTTTGTCTGAAATTCTATCAAATGTTTCTTTACAATCTTCATTGTAAATTATATTTTCTTCCATTTATGTCGCCTTAGTAAAAAATATAAGAGTGTATGTATACAACGCTATTAACAATATCGATCCTAATAAACTACATCCCAGAGCAAGTATTCTATTTCTAATATCAATTTCAGGCTGATAAAGTTTTGGTGTTAATTTTTTTAAAAATTTAATATTTTGTATCAACAAAAGAACTCCAAATATAAACCCAAGAACAAGAGCAACCAATATGCCATATATTATAAAATTATTCATCATCATCTTCCTCATCATACGGACTAACTATAAGTTCGTCAGTGTTTCCGTAATATTTCCATACTAAATTTGCAAGATTTAATATTGCCTCTTCGTATGTATCACCTCCGGTATCTAAATACCAAACGTGCATTTGACAACAATGATATTTCTGCTCATACTCGCCGCCTACTTCAATCCAAACTTGCGTTTTTGTGTTGAGAGATTCATTATCTTCTATAGTATGATTTACAGGATTTACCTTTACAACGTCAACATCAAGGGCTTGGTCAAAAAATGAATTCATCACATTTTCATTTATTATTGTAATATCATATTCGTATTGAAATATTGGATGTTCATATAACCACCAATATGCCTCGTAAAAGTCTCTAAACTCCATATTATCTCCTTCTTTTTGTATATCGTTTGTTAAAAAACATTGCTTTCAATGTAACTATAAGTCCAATTATTAACAATCCTATTAAAAATCCTGCAAAAACTATTATCATTTTGTCTTCTCCATTACTTTATACACAACTATAATTATTTCTGATAATTTGTCAAGAAGAATAATTACTGTCAATATTGTTAAAGTTCGGCAAGAATTGACATTCTTATTTATCTCTCTTCTATTATTTCATTTACTGTTCAAAAATCAAGAGTATGTTCTTTCTCGTCAATATAATACAAAAATTCACCACATGGCGTAAAAAGTGTATTAATTGATAAATTTAACATTTAGTTCACGAACAATTACTGCACATCACACAGCCCTCTTGGTAAATCAAAGTCCGCCTATCGCAATTAGGGCATTTTTCTCCTTTTATTTTTGCTCCATCTTGTATAAATTTGCTTAAAATTTTCTTAGTTGCAAACAATACAGTGGCAAACCCATCATGGCAAGTATCCAATACGTTAACAATATCAACTATAGATATATTATGTCTTAGTGCCATACTGATAGACCTTGCAACTTTGTTTATATTGCTCTCATTTGCACATTTTTCTTTTTGTCTATCAATTAAAATTTCACTGATTTTATTTTTCCTAAGCAGAACTTCCATGGTTTCTATAACATTATCAGCAACTTCGCCTCTTGTTCTTCCATTTGTTGTAATAAATAAAGCAAATGGTTTCTTACATGAACTATCAGCGAAAGCAACATTAAAATATCATTTTTTCTTATTTCTATCTTTTATAACATATCCTTTGGAAAAGTATTCCGTTGGAATTTTTACATTTTCTTCAATAACATTACCATTGGCAGCTATAAACATTTTCTCCAATTCAGTTTGATATTTTACAATTTCTTTCTTTTCTTCTAATACAGCAGTCATAGTACCTGCTCTATATGTCGTCAAGCCTTTTATGTTATTTTCTCATCCATTCATATATAATTTTTTGAAATCATTATATGGGTAATCATTTGGCAAATTTACCGTTTTGCTAGAGTTCATATCAGTATAGTGACTTACGATATTTAAAATATCAATATGTTCATCTACCGTTAATGTCGTTGTAGTTCCTAAAGTATATTCATCCAATGCTTCAAACTCTTCCTCTGATAAGTTATCCTTTAGTCATTTATAACCATAATCAATTACATCAGTTGCCTTTATCAATCCTCTATTTTTATCAATTTCATAATTTGTATCATCAATCGTTGCTCTTAAAATCTGTTCATCACCACGTTTACTAAATTTAAAAACATCAGTTTCAAATCATTCTTGTAATGATGTATCAGGAAATTTTATACCTTTCTCTAGCAATTTTCTTTTATCATTATCCACAACAATTGATCAACGTGTATATTGCTTCATAAATACAGGTTCGATACCACCAGATACTATGCCAGCATAAATTCCTGTATTATGTGATATAATTCCATTACTTAAAATGTAATGATGAACATCCTCAACTTCTATATCGTATGTATCATCTTTAATTAATTTAATTGATTGAATTTCTTCTTCAATTAGATCTAAATTTTCAATATTTATAATTTCCATTTATTTCTCCTTAATATTATTTATAAAATTCATACTTTTTTTAATAACGTCTTCTTTATTATCTCTTCATTCTTTTTCTCATATAATTAATATATCAAAACCATTTTTTCGAGCTAAATTATGCTTATATTCATCTTTTTTTCATAAATTTTTTGCCGTTGTGTTTAATACTTTATGGTTTCAATTTTCGGTATAAATATTTGGATTTGCATGTCAAAAATCTCCATTAAATTCTATTATCTTTTTATTATCATGTTTAATTATTGTGAAATCATAAAAAAAATATCTTTTGTTATTAGAGTCATAAATCCATCATTCATCATTTTTTGTTGCATATTTTATATATTGTTTTGTTTCTTTATTAATATTATTTTCAAGCATTTTACAAAATTTTTGCGAAACATTTGAAACAGATGATCGCTTTCAAATTATACTTGGTTATGTTTTTAATAAATATTCTTTATATTTTTGTTCACCAAGTTCTTTACCATATTTCTTTATCATTTTTTTTATAGATACCGCATGAGCTTTTTTGGCGCCGGGAAGCTTGTAATGCTCATTTATTGATTTTCTTTGTTTTTCTATCTTATGATTATATTTTTGTTCACCAAGTTCTTTATCATATTTTTTAATAAAGAAGTCTATATCTCTTTTTTGATGATTTGATTGAGCAATTTTTGCCAATTCATAATCGTCATCATATTTTTTTAATCAATATTCAATACTTCTTTTAGATGTTTCTTTTTTCTTTTGAATGTAAGCGTTTCATTTTTTACTACCCAAAATTTCACCATATTTCTTAATGTATTTAGCCTTTGTATGTTTAGACTTCTCAATAAATGAATTATATTTTTTTTTGCCCAATTCTTCACCATATCTTTTTATAAAACCATTTAAATTTTGAGATATTTTTGACAAATAATCTTGTCATAATTTATCGGCAACTTCTTTTGAGTTTTCCTCATATATTCTCATTTTATAACTTCTGTACTTTCCTCTTTTCTTTTTCACTCAAAGCACCTACCTTTAATTTTTTTATGTGTATAAATATTAATGTGAGCGTCCCTTTTCTAATAAAATTTTATCTCCTACTTTTAAATTTTGTAATTCAATTCATTTTGCTGTTTTATTATCAATTTTAACTAAGACTTTATGTTCGTTTGTTCCTTCAATTTTATTATTATTGTTTGTTTTAATGGAATATACTTTATTATTATTATTTATATAAAGTCCAATAATTTTTTTATATCCATTCAAAGTTTTAACCTCTATTGTTTTTATTGGAAGAAAAAATTGATTTTTTTCTTCTTTTAATATGTCAATTTTGTTTTCCTTAAAGATTTGAGCAATTGATTTTATATCATCTTTTGTTTGAATTTTTGTGTTTTTCCTAACACAATTTCCCGTGGGAGCATTCGCCGATCTATGACTATTTCTCATACAAGCAACATCTTTAATTTTCTTTTTTGTTTCTTCACTAATTTGTAAATTATTTCACCAATATGTATTAAAATAATCATCTTTATTAAATAGATTAAATGAACCTTTTTCTCTTCCAAGTTTCGCCGAAGTTAAAATTTCAGTTGATGATTTTAAATTTCATAATTTTTCACAAAACTCTTTTGCTTTTTCTGAACCATAACGATATCTCAACATCAGTAGTATCGAACCAAGTCCCATAACTCCTAGACCAATTCGCCTCTTATCTTTTAAAGATCTGTCATATTCTGGCAAAGGTGTTGTTGATATATCATTAATATTATCAAGAAATCTTACAGCAGTTTCAACATTTTCACTAAACATTTCTCAATCAAAATATATATCGTTTGTATATTTGTTCTTTTTTATAAATTTTACGAGATTTAATGAACCTAAATTACATACGCCAGTTGACATAATCACCTCCCCGCAATTATGAACACATAAGTTGTTTGCAAAAAAATTGTGATTTTTAGTTGTAGTAATATCATAAACATTTTCGTTTTCAATTATACTTATTTTTTTTATTTTTATTTTTTTAATTGCTTCCATTCTTTTAATATATTCTTGAGACATTTTATTTGTAACTAATTCATCATGTATTGTCAAATTTGATGCCTTTACATATCCTCTATTCTCAGTTCACACCTTGTGGTCTGGCGTAAGTTTCAAAATTTTACCATTTTCAAGTTCAATTTGAATAATATCTGCGTTATCTCTAGTCTTATCTCCCCAAACAATATTTTCTCATTCTGTTTTATTGGTTTTTGTATTGTATGTCAAAGCTTTGTAATTATTAATACCATTCTTGATTAATTCTTCTATTGTAATGTCGCCCTTATCTGTACTAATTATAGTATCTCCAGTAACGCAGGGATTCGAGGTTTGTAATGTTTCACTTTTCGGTATTGTATTTAATTTATTTGCCAAGTCTAAAAATAATACTCCTGGTTCATTTCTATTATATGTAGAGAACATGATTATATCTCATAATTTTGTGGCTTTAATTTTCTTGTGAACATTCACTGGATAGCCTTTTACTTCTCACTCTTCTAAATCACCATTTCACTCAGATTTATATTTTTCAAATTGAGTATCTGGAAATTTTAATTCTCACATTTCATTATTTTGAACAGCGTTCATAAAACCCTTTGTAATTCCTACTGATAAATTAAATTTTGTTAATCTTCCCTGCGTTTGTTTTGCTATAATAAATTCTTCGATATCGGGATGTCAACAATTTGATGTATAAATGCCAATATTTGTATTCTTTTTCCTGGCAATTATTCTGTGACTATCTTTAACCGCAAAGTCATATGATTTATTAACTTCAATTGGAGTAATTCTTTTTAATTTCGTATATTGTTTCGTCATTTTTTTCCTCTTTTAGTAATTTTTTAACTCATTCTTCAATAATACCAAAGTTGTTATTTATATCGTATTCTCAAATTCTCAATACAATTCAGTTTTTTTTAGTATTAATTATATTTTTTATTTTATTCGATTTAAGATTATCCTCTAATCTTTTCATTTCCCTGTCAGTTTCGTTTGGAAATAATCTTCTTGATTTATGTCAATAATCTCCATCTAACTCTATTATATAAACGAAATTATTTGTTGAAATTAAAAAATCAAATTGCGAATTCTGTGTAAAGAAACTATATTGATAATTTGCATTTAATTTTTCCAATAAATCTTCAAATTTTTTTTCAATACTTGTTTTTCTAAACCATTTGTCATTTTTTGATAATGCTTCATAAAAACTATTGTTTCCATTCTCATCTATGTAATGTTTCATATAGTCATTTCCTGTAAGACCTTTGTTTCACGCTTTGCATCCTTTTTTACCCAATGATCCGGAAGAAATTTTTTCTGAAATTTCAATATCAGTTCTATTATTTCATACATTTTTTGTTTTTATTGATAATAATTTTATTCAACAATTATATGAACATGTTTTAGTGTCTTTATGATTAGCATTGAATGCTTTACCACAAATTATACACTTTTTTTTCATTTGCTGTTTTTTGTAATAATTTTTAACTTTATTTTTTGCTATATTATAACATTCTGATGAACAAAAATGAGTATGTTTTCGTCTAGCATCTTTAATATTTTCGGGAACAAATATTTCATTTCCACAAAAACAATAATTTTGAAATAAATATTTGTTTTTTATAAATGCTTTCTTTGCAATTAATATGTCTGAATGTATTTTTGAATGTGAAGTACATCCGTTAAAAGTAATATTTTTCTTACAAGTTGGGCACACAACATATTCATTATGATTATTTTTTGATATTTTCCTATCAAGTAATAGGTTATACTGCAACATTTTAATTTCTTCCATATTGTAAATCTCCTTTCGTCTTTACATATAAATATCTGGATGCTACATTTTTTTGTAATAATTTTTATTTTTCATCCTGAATTTCTATCGTTGTAATCATTTCTGTATTGATATCAATATTATTAATTGCTTTTAGATAGGTTTTTTTTGTATTAATATTATAAACTTCAAATTTATGATCAGCAGTAACCTGTACAATTGCGCCGTTTTCTGTTTCAATTTCGTATAATTGTTCTGGTTCTTTTATAATTGGATTATATATTTCGTGAGGGTTTCCGTTTTTATCCAATGCTAGTATTTTTTTGCCATCTAACGTTTCATTAATAATATCAATTATATCCATTCATCCCATGCTCGTTAATATTTCAGTACTTTCCGAGAAACAATTCAAAACTCCCATTTGGGCACCTTTTCTTATCTTGACTTTTTCATTTTTTTCCTTTTTGCCAAAACGTTTTGTAGTTCCCATAGTAATAATTTCAGATGATTTGTCTCACATTTCCATAAACTTTAATACGCCTGGTGTCCTTGCACCTATGCCGTTAATATACGTTCCTGCTGGTCTAATTCAGCTAAAGTTCATTCCATATCCACCTTCTGATTTTAACGTGAGAGCTTGACGCTTTACCATTTCCATAATTCCTTCAATTGAATCTGGGTCTGGAAAGTTAATGTCTTTTGGATTATGAACATAACAATTAAATAATGTCGTTCCTTTTCTATCTGGAATGCCAATGTTAGCATTAATTCGTCCTCCTGGGACAAATTTAAAGTCCTCTAATAAATTATAAAATCTATTTTCTCAATATTTCTTGTCAGATTCAACCTCTGCGGTTGCTTTTGCTATTCTTAATCATGTATCTTGTATTTTTTTTTCCGAAGGTAATTTATAATTTTGTACTCAAATTTCTTTTTGAAAGTCATTCATAAACATATAGTTCTCCTATTTACTTTTTTGTCGCACTATTTCTGCGTTGATTTGTTTTGCTATTATTTGTATATTTTCGATTGTTGGGCTTACAGTTGTTTTTATTTCCATTAAATTAGAATTGTGTCAGTGATATAATTTGTTGTCTTTGCGATTGTATCCTACTATTGCAAAATCATTCAATCCATCTCCGTAAAACTCTGTAATACCCTTATCTTCAATTAGTTTCATTACTTTGTATGGATTGCCAATATACGTATTATCTTGTTTTGAATAGCAATTAATTCATAACGTATTCCTGCCATTTAATATTGATATATTTTTTTCTTCTAAATAAGTTTTGTCACCTAGTCTTGTTACTTCATTAATTGCAATCGAAACGTAATTCATTAAAAATTCTATTGCTTTTCTACGATAAAATTGTGTATTCTTTTTATAATATATAGTTAATCAAACATTGCCGAATAGTTTTTTTACTGGAGTGTAAAAATATCGTTTCGTTTTGCCATGATATACTTTTCAATTGTCATAGTATTTTGGTAATAACATACCTTTGTAAACTTTCATTCTAAAACCTCTTATTTTTTATATGATGATTATATTAATCGTCCGCTATATCTTGCCAATTTTTTTTCGCTATAGTATGTAATGCCCATCAGCCATAACCATTTCCAGGAGGTTTAATTAAATCACTCTCAACCGTCTCAAATATAAATGGTCTACCACCAACATAAGATGTGTAAATTTTGCTTGCAATACCTATTTTGCCTTTTTCCCATATCATTTTCTTACCATATCCAACCCAAGCATTTGAACAGTGAGTTGTTTCAACCAAATATGCTTGTGCTTCATTTTCTATCGCTTTTCTAGGAATAAATAATATCGAATCTTGCTCAAATGCTTCGCCAAATTTCTTTAAATCCTTCTCAAGTGTGCCGAAATCTTCTAAATCAACCACAAAAAATGACATTTCTGTTGCTATTTTTCCGCCTTCATTACTTTTGCCAACTAACTTTGTAACACCATATCCTTTGCTCTGCAATTTTGCTAGTAAGGATTTGTTTCTTTTTTTATTGTCATTGTGAGTATATTTCTCGCCATTACCGCAATCTTTTGCCGCTCGATATGCCGTTATAGCTCCACAGTCATGTTCATGATTATGCCACCAAACTCTACTTAAAGAGCTTTCCTTTAACATGCTTTTAACTTCTTTTTTAATTATTTCCCTTAATTTTTCTTCTTTCACTTTGCTAACCTTCTTTTAAATGTTTATCTCTCATTTCTTTACCCAAGGCGTGCCAAATGTCAGTTGTTAGTTTCGACATATCATGAGGGTAAAAATTTAATCCAGATATATTTGTTATATCTTTATGCCCGCCCGATGATTTCTTTACAATATCTCAGACAGAAATTTTTACTTTATCTAGTACGTCCCTTTGCTTGTTCGATAAATTTTTATAATTTTTCGTTGATATACTTTGCAATGCCTTTCCAAATCCCGAATCCATCTTTATGTTAATTTTATCACTAAATAAATTAACAAAATCAACAAATTGAAAATTCATCGTATTGTTTGGTGCATATATTGTTTTGCCCTTTGTAATATTCATTTCAAAGTTTCTCTTTACATCAGCCAAACTAATTTCAACATCAAGTGTTGACTTGAATTTTTGAAGTACTCCAAAAGCAACTGTACCTAAATGATAAGGATTTGCAGCCTTCTTGAATGGATTTTTAGCAACTTGTACAAGTCCCATTGATCAAGCTATACAAATAAAATCACCATCTGGATATAACTTAAATGGAGTATATCTATCATAAGAGCCGGGCTTCATTGCGCTTGCAGTTAATCCTTTAACCATTATTGTTGTTCCTTCTGTATATAATGAGTCAGTTTCTTTTTTTGATGCTGATTTATTGACATAGTCTTCGCTTGCGGCTTTCATTTGACTTATATCAAAGCCTAATTTATTGACTTCACTTTTCATATTAACATAAATATTCTTTAGTGATGGGCTTGAGTTCATTACTATATTAGATAGAAAATTCTTTTTGTTTTTGAACGATAATAATATTTTATTAACAACCAAACCAAAAAAGATACTGTTTCTTTCTACACTTAATTTTTTACTTAACTTGAATACTGAATTCATTACATTTTCTGGCGTTATATCATTTACGGCATAATCAGCAGAATCAACCATATCAATAACCTTAGAATCTGTTGATGTAAATATTTTACTTGGCGAAACTTTATCAGAGATTGCAGTTGCATTTGACGGTGACTTTACAAAGTATTTTGAGGCATTTTTTGCAACACCTGTTTGATTATCGTGATGATCAGTATGTATTCTTATGTCTGGCTTTGAATGAGCAAAATCAACTAACACATGTAATATACCGGGTGTCATTTTGTGTGTTGTAAACTCTTTATCACCATATTGTATTGGATAAGCTCCTATTACTTTAATGCCATATTTTTTTAGATATTCTTTCATACCAATTGCAGTTGCAATACCATCAAGATCCATGTGAAATCACATTTCTGCTTTCTTATACTCTTTCGCTATTTGTTTAATATTTTGCATACCTGATTCTGTGAATAGTTCTCTATATTCACAAAAAATATCAGATGCAATTTGTCTTCTATCGCTTGTTTTCATTTATAAAAATCTCCTAAGTATTTTATATAAATATGGATGAATACTAACTTTTTGCTTCATTTTTTTTCTTATCATTATCTTTTTCATCATCTTTAATTTCAACTGATTCGATAGTCTTATCATCTTTGCCACCGTTTAATTCATTGAATTTTTGTCTATAATATTCTCTTTTTAATCCATCTTTGTTGAATGCCTTCTCTGTTTCTTTTCTGCCGGCTGCTGTGGCCTTGTCATGTATCGTAAAGTTACCATTGGCTGCATTAATAGAGCTACCATAAGTCAATCCGTCAGGTCCAAATCTATTCTTAATGATATGTATTCTCCCTGTCCCAGATACCTTATCCTCGACCGTTCTCGATAATGATATAATAAAATCAGAAATCATAATTTTCTTATAACTATCAGCAACTTGATGTCCTTGAACAATTTCTGATTCGGCTCCGCCACGATTAACTTGACTTGCGGTTCAAATTGGAACTTCAAATATACCAGCCAACCCTCTTAGTTCTGTAAAAATATTACCACCAATATGATAATCATTATCCTGCCCTTTTAACACTTTTGTTGTTAATAAATCACCGTAATCGACTATAATTAAGTCTGGTTTAAATCTTAACATTTCATGTTTTTTGATATGAGCATATAATGTGTGAACGCTTGCTGTAGAGGTTGGAAAAAACTTAATCGTTAAATCGCCCTTTAATTGTTCTACTCTCTTGATTGTTTCGTCTTTATGATATTTTAAATCTTGAGTTTGTAGTCCCGTTAATATTGCATCATATCTAAGACCAACATAAGCTTCACTTAACTCAAGCGTATAATGCAATACTTTTTTTCCCAATGATAAAGCGTGTAATCCAATATTTGCAAGCAACCAACTTTTCCCGGTACCCGGACCACCAATAATACAACCTAATTCGCCAGTTCCAATCCCACCATCTGTTAACTCATTAATAACATTCCAAGGTGTAATAATACATTTTCTTAATGCTTCGTTATATCTTTCCTCAAAATCTTTTTTGTATGCAGAACCAACATCTTTAATTTCACCCTTTTTCATTACCTCTGTGAACAAATCGTATATATCATCATAACTTCCCGCTTTTAATAAATCAACCGATGCCAATATGGCATTTTTCATTTCTTGATTTTTGAAAAATTTTATTGCTTCATCTTGAATATATTGTAAATCTGTTGATTTTAAATTTTTCAAAACATCCTTAATAGATGATACAATTTGAACTTTGTCGACTCCGGTTATTACTTTTTTAACCTCGGTCTTTAACACATCCAGACTCATTGTGTCTCTATATTTTTCAAAATACTCTAACTGTTTTCCGACAATTCATTGATTAGATTCTGAATCAAAATATTCAACTTTAATAATATCACTAACTTGCTCCAAAAATGTTTTACTCATTAATAATGATGCTATTAATTTTGATTGAAACGAGTATCCAAATTGGTTTAACGTATCTGACATATTTATAACCTCTCTATATTATTCTTGCTATTAAATAAGTATAGATTAAGGGCGTCCAAGTTAGGATTATTTTAAGATTCTTTCAAGCACTCAAGCGCCATCTCCTTTGCCATTTCGCACATTTCGTCCAGTAACATAGATATTGCTGGATTTTTAACATCCCCATGATCACCAATAACTTTGAGAATCATATCAAAAAACTTACAATTACTCTCGTCTATTTCTGCATTTTTTGTACCTAAATACCAACACATATTGAGTTTGTCTAAATCATAAATGTCCATAAGTCCCCTGTTATACTTTTTTCAATTCTGATTTTTCGGATACGTTTCATAATATCAATATCTGGCAAACCCATTGGAAATTCTTTCTCTTCATAGCTTACGACTAAATGAGCAAGCAATCTCACTTCTGTTATTTGTTTCTTCGTCCTACACTCGAATGCTTCTAATAGTTCGTCTAAACGATCAATCACAACATTAAAATTTCCTTCACCAATAAATCTCATAAAATCTCCTTTTATGATTTAGCAATTTCTGCAATATATTCTCAATCGTGATAATCGTTTTCAAACCAACGCATACCGTATTTCTTGGTCAAGTATTCTCTAACTAAGTCTCCCTCTTCTTCTGTCATTTCGCCATTGTGCCATTATTCCATCAATCATATGCAACCCCTTATTTTTCTGCTTCTCTTGCTAGCTTTATCGCCTTTTCAACAACTTCAAAAAAACCATTTGCACCGTTATAATACTGTATGTCATAACTGATAGTTTTGTCGGAGTTCATTTTGCCAAAAGCGTAACAACTATCAGAATCAAATTCGTTATTCTCCAATATTCTATACCAACTATAACTACCATCCCTTTCTTTAACTTGAAGAATTTCAATGTCCACTTTATTGCCAAAATAAACATAATCAGTTTCAGAATCAATGTCATCAATCTCAAATTTCCAATCAAAATAATCAGCCAAGAATAATAATTTTTCTGCTGAGCTATTTACTGTGGAAGGAAAGTTTATTTTCTCTGTCTTGCCTTTGTGAGCTTCCATTTCTGACATAATCAATCTCTCCTTATTTTTTTATTTTCTTTTTAAGTTCTCTGCTAATGCCATCTTTAATAATAGCCGATGCAACTTCGTAAATCTTCATCTTGTTTTCTGCACAATATACCTTTAAGGCATGAAATGCGTCCTCATTAATTTTAACATTTTTCTTGTTCATTGTTTATCTCCATAACCTTTCCTATATATACATCGTGAAATCTCTAAAAGATAAAATTATTATATTTTTCTTTTATCTACTCTTCTTTTAACTTGTTATGTTTAACGGCAAATAAATTTAATTTATTGAATAGTAATATTCAGGTGTTAATATTTTTAATTACAGTAAACAATTTGTCCTTTAGTGAATAGATATGAATTTGATATTTATTTAATATTGGTATTTCATTATCTAGTAATGAAATTATGTCTAGTTTTGTCTGTCCAGATATTATTGACGTTTCCAACTGCATAAGTTCATAATTTCTATCTAAAATTTCTTTGCTCTCAACCATTCGCTTACATGTTTTTGATTTTTCATATTTTTGTGCCTCACTAATTAAATCATCTATACAGTAACGTTTATTGTTCTGTAAAAATTTAAAATACTTCTGTATAGTTGATGGCCCGAATCCCTTTACACCAGGAATGTTGTCACTTTTGTCTCCATTAATCGCCTTAAATAATGCGAAATTTAATGGGTGTATTTGATACTCATTAAGTACTTTTTGTGACGTATAAACTTCTTTTTTTGTTGGACTCCAAATTTTAACTTTATCACTAACTAATTGCAAAAAGTCTTTATCTGCTGACATAATAGTATAATTCGCTTCTTTATCTAAAGTTGTTATATATGCAATTGCATCATCAGCCTCGATATTATCAATACAAATTAATGTTACAGGTAATGCTTCTAAGTAATCAATTAAACGCTGTAACTGTAATTCTTTCATTTTCTCATCATTTACGTCATCCTGAAAATCATATGCTCTGTTGTACTTCGCTTTGGTAGGATTTCTATGAGCTTTATATTCGGGGAATAACTTTTTCCTTCGCTTCGATCCTCCTGCACCATCAAATACAATAATACAACGTGTTGGCGTGAATCGCTTTATAGCATAGCCAATTGAATAAAGAAAGCCAGAAATGCCTCCGATATGATTGCCATCATCCGTAGATGATGGCGAAACTGCATAAGCTCTAAGAAAGGTATTCATACCATCTACTATTAGAACTTTATCGTTAAGTTTTTCTGGCTTTTTATCTTTAGATAGTTCTTTTAAAATATCTGCATAACTTTTTTTAATTGACACTGTTTAATCGCCTTCAATTGCTTCATCTGATATTACAATTTCATCAATGTCAATAACTTCTTTCGGTTTATATTTCATAATATACGCATCACATAATAATCCATATATGTATTCATACATTGCTTTGTCGGACATAATTTCGCCCCAATTTTTTGATTGAAATTTCTTAACTGTACCATCTTCAAGTGTTATTGAATACCACGCTCCTGCAACAGTGATTATATCTCTATCTTTTAATGCTTGTAGCCAAGAGCTTAAGTCGTCTATTCCTCTGTCAAAATAAACTTGAAATACTGCTATTCTTAATGGCGGCCCTAATCTATTCTTAATAATTTTCGCCTTGATATTCATTCCAATACAGTCTTTTCGTTTGTCATATATTTTTGTTGATTTGTCAAGTCTGATACGAACACTTGAATGAAACCCAAGAGCTTTTCCACCACTTGTGGTGTTATGATTTAACCTACCATTTGCATAATAATTGTGACTATCATCTATTTCAAAATCAACAACTTCCATTTTTTTATTCACTTTTGAAAAATCCTTATGATCCTCTAAGCAAATATTATTATTATTTTCAATAATTGTATGTTTATTTGTTCCATTAAGTTTCCCATCTGTCCAATATGTTTCAACAGAGGGCTTGACAACAAAAGTTTTTATTGAATTGTAACAATCTTTTCCTGTTTTTTGATTTTTTCCATAAATTTCTATATCATGCGTTGATAAATCATATATTTCTGGTGTTATGAAATCATTAATTCCTATAAATCTTTCTGCGAATTCTGCTATTACTATTTCTTCTACTTGTTTATTATACCTTACTTTGATTTTTGTTGTATATGGGTCAACACAATATTTGTCACCGAATGTAACTCCTAGATTAACTCTTAATTGCTGAGTAAATATCAACGCTATATTTTGTGTTCCAATCATATCATTAATTTTTCTCATTGCCTTAGATGTAATAATTGCCTTTGCAGTGCTCCACCCGTCTTTATCATAATCGCTTTCTTGTTCAACCTTTGTGGTTGCCCCTGCAAGAGAGTCAACTAGAATGGCTAATTTTATATCCTTATTTGATTCTCGAACTTTTACAATCATATTCTCAATTGTTTCAAATATGTCCTCAACCAAACTTAATCGAACATATAACAATTTCTTTAAATCAACCCCAATCACTTCCAAAAATGGTCTGAATACGGATGTTTCAGTATCAATATAAATTGATATCCCACCTTGTTTTTGATTTGATGCCAGTAAGTGTGCACCAATTAACGACTTGCCCGAACCCTCTAAACCTTGTAACTCGGTGATACGACCATAAGGAATTCCACCATTAGGAACATTTGCCACTGCCAAATCTAAAACTGAGGAACCGGTGCTTAGCCAGTCCCTCACATCAGTAGGAGTATAAATATCTTCATCGAGAAAATATGCAACCTTTTGCGTTTTATGTTTCTTGTTTAACGTATCATGTAATATTTTAGTTAAAGAACTTAAATCTGTATTTCCCATTTTTTTTTTATACTCCTGTTATTTTGTTATAGATTAATCTATGAGACTATCAAAATCTTCCATTACTGAATCTAAATCATCATCAGTGGAATCTTCAATGTCATCCATTTCATCAGGAGTTTCTGCCATTTTCGTTGCGTCTGTTGCATCTGTTGCATCTGTTGGACCATTTAGATAAGTTTCTAATTGTTTTTTGAGTTCGTCATAAGAAGGTATAGAATATACGCTAGTTATTTCCAACTGATCATTTAATAGTGATTTTAATTGTTTAGCATCATTTGTAAGTTTAGTTTGTGATGGGCTCACTCTAATAGTTGTTTGAGGGTAGTCTGCCTTTGCTTCCTTGGCTGTTTTAAACTCTACAACAATATCCCTTCCCGTATTTGGATGAGTAATGTCACCCCATTCTGGGTCAGATATTAATTTTAATAATGTTTCGTAAATTTTAATTCCGAAACCCCAATACTTAACTCCTTCGCCTTCTTCGCCTCTTACAACAACCGGAACATAAGTTCTTAATTTAGGCTCTATTGCTTTAGCACTTTTCCAAGCATCAGATTCTCCCGTAGCTTTCAATGCATCAGCAAATTCTACAACTGGATCTGGATCACCAAACGAAATAGGTGATACAAAACTCTTGTTATTAAGACCATAATGCCAATATAATTCAATAAAGGGATTTTCTCTATTAAATTTGTAAGGCACTATTCTAACCCGTGTTTCTCCCGATGTTGGTTTCCATACATTTGTTTGTGCGTTTCTCTTTGATTGTAATTGATTCAATCGTTTCTTTAAAAAATCCGTATTAATTCCCATTTTCCATTCTCCTTTTTCCATTTCTTTTTTTGTCATTTTTTATTTACCATTTAGCATTTCCCATTACTGGTTGCTTGAAGTAACCTTGACTGATAATATATATCACGTCATTTGCGTTTATATCATTTTTTCTTTATTTTTGGCGATTTTTTTTCTCGAAGATAACTCGCTATATAGTAGTATTTTATCTATTTATCTTTTTTATTATAGCAATGATTATTTTTTTTCTGTTTTTATTTAATCATTTATCAATATCAATATCATCTGGTAAATCATCTTCAATATCATCGTAAACATCTTCAATATAATTATCAAAACTATTTTTGACTAAATCATACTGAGTTTGTTTATCGCCATTCATAAATTCATCTAATTCAACTGCAAGTCAAAGATCAACGGTGTTACCTGCATCACTCGCTAATGCTTTAATTAATTTGCCTTCGTTATAACTTTCCTTAATTACAGTCTGCTTGTACTCTCTTAATAACTTTTTGAAATTTTCATTATTCATTATATTTTCTCCTATTTGTTTAAATTATATTCTGGGTTAATAACTGCATATCAAATATCCGAGCCATTACGGTGATATGTTCCGTCAATTTTTATTATTTTGTTTCATAATTTCACAAAAGATTTAACACCAATAATTCTAGCCAATTCAATTTGCAAATTACGTACTTCATTGTCGAGTATCATATCCACTACCTTTAAATATGTAGAATTAGTTATATCATCAGGTCCTATCAACGTTGTGTAATCTGACATATAATAGAACATTTCATCTTTATCAATCTTTGTCATTGCTTTTAGTAATAATATTAACTTTTGCTTACTAATATGTAAATTAGCTAGATCACGACTTTCCACAAAGTTTTTTTTACTAATATCAATTGAAATAACGTTACTACCATAATGTTCTGCTGTGCTAATATCATCCGAAAAATATATACCTATTCCTTCTTGATTATTTGCGTTTTGTTGCATCATCATTTTGATATCTATACGTTTCGTATTATGATTGTCTCCATGATATATTTTTACATCTTCGTCTAATAATTTCTGAAATTTAACTGTCTTTATCATGTCATTTCCTAAATTTTCTTTAAAATTAATTTCTTCAATTCATTGTTCCTAATAAAAAGACGATAACCATTTATCTTAATCTCTATTGGGTCACCCATAGGCGCCTTACCTATAACTTTAAATTCCTCGCCTCTAAAAAGCCCGTAATTCATTAGCTTTTTGCGTAAATCACAATCCTCACAACAATAACCAACTATATGATAATTATCACCATTCTCTACATAAGCGTCACGTCTGTTTTTTCTGTGGCAACGCCTTCCCCTGCCAAGTCCATTGTTTTTCATTGTACTTCTCTTTTAATATACATACTTATTTATTACTTTCGTTTTTATTTTCATTGCCGCTAATAAAATTTGAACCTCTGCTAAACATTCATTTTTACCGCCTCCACATATACTTGCACCTTTAAATTTCTTTAATATATCAATATCAAATTGAGGTAGAGCAAGAAAAACTCTCTCATTTAGAATTTCATGTATTAAATCTTCATCATCAATTATATTTTTCAAATCGTCTTCATCGATATCTCTCACATCATATTTGTCATTTTTAATCATTCAGCCAATCAATTCGATAATATCAGACTCATCATAATTTCCATCCATTACATCACGAAAGAACCCATATCCTTTTTCAACAAACTCAATATTTTCTAAATCGACATCTCAATCATCAGTCTCTTCTCTAATTCAATTTTCAATTACGCCTTCATCATCATGATATCCCATATCAGGTCCGTTATATAAATATAATACATTACCATTAAAATTTATCAAATCTTTAATGAATTTACTTTTAATTCTTTTAACTTCTTTTTCATACGCTGGTTGTATATCAACAACAATTAATTTACTACCAGATATGCCCTCATTCAATAATTTTTGAAACTTTATCGTCTTCATTATATTTTTCGCTTTAATTGATAGCTTTTGTAAAGTCAATTTTTGTTGTCAAATCAAGAATTTGAACTCTTGTCTTTTTAGCACCAAATTTTACTGACAAATACTTAGCAATTTTTTTAGCTTCACCTTCACTTTTCGCTTTTGTGTAAAGAACTTCCTCATCATCTTTTCCTCTTGGAATACCTCAGACAATGTACTCCTTACTTGTGTTTAATTCTTCTCTTATCATTGCTCGTATTTCTGATTTCTTCATAATATATCTCCTATAATTCAAATGTTTTATATAATTGTGTTTTTACAATGTCTAATTTATCTTCTTTCATTCTTCAAAGTGTATTTCGATAATTTTCCCAGGGTATAATGAAGTCATGCGAGAAATTCCCGTCATTTAAAACTCAAATCATATTGTTTAAGCTATTAATCGTATAAAGTGTGTTTGTCTTTCTTTTTCTATGTATTAATATTGTATTTGGAAAATTAACATTTCCATTTGTAATAATTATATTATATATACAAAATAATTCATCTTCATTTTCTACATTATTAATTGTAATAATTTTATTGTTTATTAATTGATATTCGCTTTTAATATTATTTATGGTATCATCTAAATATTTTTGTTTGCTAAAAGTACATAACAACTGATTCTTTACATATTCTTTATTCATATTATTTATTCCTAATTATAGTTATTTTGCTTTATTTGCTTTCGCAATAAGTTTTTGTATTTTTGGTGATAACTTTACGTAAAATGTAAATGAGCCAACACCTCTAGGCTTTTGTCTTATCTCAACATCTGCTATTGGTATTTCCTTGCCATTAGCATCAGCCTTGTATGTAATTATAGGAGTACCTTTGTCATTTAATTTTACGTTTAGTTTTTTATGAAGCTCTTTGAAATCTGATGTTCCAAATATTTGTTTTAATGTTTTTCTATTTATTTTATTTTCGCCCAAAACCATAACTTCTTCACCAGTTCCAATTGAATTGAAAGGAAAATTAGTTTGTATGATTTTTTCTACCTTTTTTCTTTTTTCTTCTGTTTCAACGGCTCATTTACTTAGAGCCATTTGCGTCTCTTTATGTTCGGTCGCATCATTAGTAAGATAGTTAGAAAATGTTTCATCTTTATTTACTTTATTTATCTGATAGATTATTTGATTAAGAACTTTATAATCGTCTTGACTAAGACTGTCTCTGTCTTTACTTAATAAACTTTTTAATGTAGCTAATTTGATTTTAGAAATTTTAAGTTTTTTAATCATATATTCATCACCTTTATCGGTATACTGTTTAACATTAGGTATTAAATTGAGCAATCTTTCTCCGTTTTTCTTCTTGTAATTTGTAGAACTTTCGGGCTCTTCATTAAACACCTTGTCAAACCCACTGTTAAGCATATAAACATTATTGAGATTTTTCTTTAAAGAAACCTCAAACAATTTGTCTTCATTATTTTTTGTTCTAACCTTATAATAAACATCGGTGCTATAACCTTTGTTCTCTTTATAATTTGTTCCACCAATTAAGTTAAAATCTTCTTCATTGTCTCAAGCACCAGCAATAATTAGGGCACCTTCTCCAAACTCTTCTTCGACCAAACCTCTAATTGTTTCAGCAGATTTTACGGACGATTCTATTCAATCTGAAGTAATAACACCTTTATTATTCGGAAAATTTGTTTTAACATGTTCGTTCATTTTCCTTGCTAACGCCGTAAATTCATCTTTTGACATTGTAGCTCCAACCATTGTTAAAACTTCACCTAATTGAGACTGTATTGCGCCTGCACCTGCATCGGAGTCAAACATCTCAGAGGCCTTAATATTACCTTCTTTCGGTTTACGTGTGTTCATTGCTCTTTCAATAAATTTTCTATACTTTCGTGGAACCAATGCGTTAAATTCATTCGTATCAATTTTAAATCTCTTCTCAGACGGCAATACAGAGACGTTAATTTTTTCCATATTTTTAAGAAAATCTTCCTCATTAACGTTGGTATCTCTATCATATGCATTGTCATTTGTCGGACCACCTTGCTTTAGTCCCTTCTCTTTTCCGACGATTTTGTTTGATAAAATTTCTTCAGAACTCGCCTCTATATTATTATCAGAAGGTGTCTCTCTTTTTTTTCATTTATAATTGGTATTATCTTTATTAGATTTATCACTTGTTGTTTTATTCTCACTATCATTCGCAATGTCATTTGCAGATTTAGTCTTAGTAGTTTTAGCCTTATCAAGTTCGGTAGAGGTTAACTTTCTTGCTTTATTTTTATCATAAGCTTTCTTTCTTGTCTCTTCTGAATCATAATAAACAAGATTCCCAGAATCAACATTTATCGCTGGAAATTCAGTTCCCACTTTTTTATCATCTTTTTTCGTTTCTTTTTTTTCCGTTTGCAAGTCTAATACTAACTCATTAATCAAATAAAATGGCACACCATCCTCAGTCAATATTGTTTCCAAAGCCAGAATATGTTTTGTATTATTTCAATCAACAAAGGCATTATGTGTTTTTGCTACAACCCTCTCAACCAAACTATCTATATATTCATTTAATATATTCATAATATTATTTGTTTCCTTACTGTATTTTTCTTGTTTATATTAATAAATATTGAATTATTGAAAAATTTTTATTATTAATTTATAGTTTTATAGTCTTTGCCATGTTTAATTTTCACTGGGAATCGTCCACTCTCTGTCAGAATATCTCTTACTTTTTTAACGAGTTTCTTCCCATCCTCAATGTGAAAATCAATCAGAATCGAATCATACGTATACAATACTAAGCAGCTCTTGTAATCTCTGAGTAATTCATTAACTGTTATTATTAGCGGGATATTTCGCTTAGTTTCATAATTCTGGACAAAATAATTGAACAACTTCTGTTTGTTGTCTATTATAGGCACCTTTCTTTCGATTATCGGTATAACGTCTTTGTTTTTATAGTGCTCTACCCATATTAAATTTACGAATTCGTTCAACTTCTTGTAAAATTCAATATGTTTGTATTCTGCACTAACATGACCATACATTTGCTTAAATGTAATTGCTTTAGACTTTTGAACCATTTCATCTGTTGGCTTATCTACTCCGAAATATTGTGATGCCATATATTCATGCCCAGTCAATCCATCAGGAAATTCATACTCAATAATATCTGCAATTAAATATAAGTGACAAGCAACATAATCTAATTCAACTAACGTACCTTTTTTGTCAAATCTACTAATAAAACACGCTCTACTATCGTCAGCTTTATTTAATGCCGCATAATTTACTCCACCAAAAGAGTTTGACGGTCTGCCAGTGATAGTGTTGAAATTATACTTTGTGTTAACCTTATTATTTACAATATGTTTTGCGGGACCAAAGCCGAAGCTCTTCATAAACTTATCTTTATTTATATATAGTCCGTTAGCTTCAATTTCGCTAAAAGCGATAACTGCCTGTTCATTATAAAACCTAAACTCTTCATCATTAATGTGTTTACTAATTATTGACACAAATCTTTTCGCTAAATTATTACACATTTCAAAATGTTTAAAGATTGGAATCAAAATATTAACAGCACTATATTTGGGAAATTTTTTGTAAAAATAATGATGTGCTTTTGTCAAATATCTATCAATGTTAATATTCTTATTTATTCTGAGATATTGCATAAGAGAAATGTCACTTAAATTGGTAAATTCATATATTTGAAGCATTTCTTTTTTATCATAGACATATTTCACTCTATTATTATTTAACACTTTTAAATCGTCTAATCTTAAATGTGAAGAGGTATCAATATGATTAAATGATAACATATATTCATTTTTAGTTTTCAACTCGTAAATATATAACAGACAAAGCTCACTAACACTCGCATGATATATGTTATTATTTAAAATAGGTATTATAATGATGTCATTTTTTAGCTCAATTGTGTTTAATTCCTTTGTAGTGTGAATAATCTGCATTAAGTAACCTTCTTTTATAATATTTTCTATATACTTTACTCTATCATAATTAATAAATTATATCAGTATATTCACTATTATATAGCTCTATTGGATTTGTTAATCTAAAAATAATCATAGACATTATCTTTGCATTGTCATTTACTTCTTTTAAATTATTTTTACTAACAATATTAATATTGCCAACAATTAATCATTTTAATTTAATTACTCTATAAAATCCTTTATCAATTTTGTCAAACTGTTTGCTATCAATCTCTATAATTCTGGCGTTTGAATCATTTCATTGTTGAGCAAAATATCTCATAATAAATCCCTGTTTTAAAATCTTATCAGTTACTTTAGGATAATAATCAATTGCATAATTAATTTCTCTTTTCGTAAATTGACTTTCGAGAGAATCATATATTATATCACCTATTCTATGTCCATTATTTTCTGTAATAATTGGAGTTAAAAGTTCTGAAATACCAAAGATATAATTTCCTCCCGTATAATAATTATTATCCGGACCATTGTTGTATATTCCAACATACCTTTTGTTATTTAATAAAAATTTATTACCTATTGTATATGCCATTATTCCGCCTCAGGTATAGTAAGATTTCCATCAGGTATTATAATATCGTTGTATTCTCTATTTTCAGAAGGTGCAACTCATATTTCAGTATTCTCAACTTCAATATCTTCATATTTTGCATTTGAGTCAATTTTTACAGATTTGATTCTAAATTGAGTATCTATCGTTGTTGTTCATCCATCTCTACTTATATCATGTGAAATGCCTGTAATTGCAAATGCACAATTTTTTCTATATATATCCGGCAAGTAATCAATCGTAATAATATTTCCAAATTGCAGTCCTTCTATTCCGTCAATTGTTATTGATAAATTTAGAGGAATTAATATAGGACTAGTATATCCTGAATTATTTATTTTGTCATCACTTAAACCTCAACACATTTCAATATATGTTCAATAATCACTTGGTATTTCCAATTCTTTAAAAAACTTTTTACTATTAACATACTTTTCCATTTCCTCGTTGATGTTTGTAATTTTTCCTGAAGGCTTCTTTATGGCATCTCTAACATATTCAGTTTTACCGCCTCAAGATTTATTAAAATCATCTCTTAAATTTCCATAAAGAGTTCCAAAACCTCTTGACGTTTTTGAGCTTGGAGAGCCAACTCCCCCATAAGCAGCCGCATTTTTCATTCCATCAGAAAGTTCTGAGGAAATACTTAATGTTTGTAACATAGAATAAGCGCCATATGACGGAAATGTGAAAGCCTCTTTAATTATATTATTTTCATTAATATTTGCGGGAATTGAAGACGACGAATAATTTTTGTCAGTTATTCGCACAAAATTTTCGGGAGATATTTCTAAATCCAAGTCTCAAAATCCATTTGAATAAGTATTTAGTTTTTCTAATATATTCATCACTCCATTCTTATAAGTTGTGGCATTTGAAAACGCTTCTATAACAGTACTTATAGAGACTAATATATTATCAACATTGGATGTATCTTTATTTCAACCTTGTGAAAATCAGTTATCAAGTTCTAAACCCCTATTTTTTTTTAATGTGTTTGTTGGTATTATAAACACATTTCTGTCCAGCGATCTTAATGCAGGATGTATTGTTCTGTTACCAATTTGAACAGTATAATAAAGCATTGGTTCACTTTCATTATGTGTAACAACTAAATTTTTAAAAATAGATGCTTTATCATTTTCTTCTCGAATATAAAAGAAATTTATAATTTCAAATATAAGCTTTATAGACAAATATAGTGTCTTATGTCATCATACGGAATGTCCGGAGACGTTTATTTCATTAAAATCGAACTTATTCTTCTTTTCTTGTATTTTATTTAATAAATCAATTATTGTCAGTTCATCATTATCTATAGTAACTATTGTACTTTCTTTGATGTTCTGAAATAATTCAACATATCCTCTTGATACTGCTTCTGTTGAGCAACTAAAACTACCATCATCATTTAAACTTCAATCAAATTTTGTAATTTTCCCTACAAAAGCCCCATAATTTCCGTCAGAATCATATATCTTTTCTTTAATTTTTTCCGAATTTTTAAATACATCCTTTGACTCTTCTGCTTTATTTGATTTTGTAAATTTAATAAATTCGACTTGTGATTTTGTAAAACTTCAACCTCATTGTGCAATAATTGAGGCGCCCGGAGACATATATAACTTCTGCATATCCTCCAACTGTTGCATCGTATAACAGGTAAATTTAAAATTCGATTTTCTTACAGCACCATAATCATCAATATTTTCGACCGTTAAACCTTCTAATGTTGGTAATGGTCTATAAGGAAAATCATCATTTGGATTGCTATTATAAATTTCATCAAATGATTTCGGCAGATTTTCGTCAGTAGATGCAATACCATTTAAAATATTTTTTTTAGCAAGTTCGTCATTATAATCCTTCATTAGATCACGTCTAAGTTGTACCTTCCCATTAATTTTAACTTCATTTCAATTATCGCTATTAGTCTCCGCCTCATTATTTCTTTCTTTAACGTTTGAATATATTGTTATTCAAGGTGTTTTCGTATTTCATTCTTGATAGTCAGTATCATTTAGACCTTTACCAAAGTCATAACTTAAATATTTCTTGCGTCTATTTAATTCATCTTTGATTTCTTGTCGAATTTCTTTTACTCAAAGTTGTGCCATATTAACCTCTTAACCTTTTAATTCTTTGATTATACTTAAATAATCTATTGGTATTCTTATCTTTTGATCTAAATTTATATAATATGAATCACCTGATAAAGAATTTGCCTTTGCAATAATTCATCATAATGAGCCGTCATTATAATATTTATTAGCTAATAAATCAAGTCTATCTCCATATTTAATCTGAATGA